CCCTCCCGGATAGGGGTTGTCCACGAAGATGCCGTGCATCCCGCCAACGCAGATGACGTTGTTAAGGTGCAGCGTGTGGCAGTTGCCAACCCATTCGATCATGCGCACGTTGATGCCGGGGGCGGCCTCGTGGTCGGCCGACATGGTGACGCCGGAGAGGCGCAGCACGTCACAGCGGTGCGCCGCGTCCTCGGCATACCAGCGTATCCCCCGGTTGCGGATGTTGTTAATCCAACAGTTCGCGATAAAGCACATGTTGCTGTCGGTGATGTCAGCGACGCGGTACGGGTTGTGGATGATGAGGTTCTCAATCGTCACCCGGCTGCTGCCGTTCACGTCGAAGACCGCGCCCGAATGGTTATGGCCCTCGATCACGCCGCCGTGGACGCGGATGCCATAGCTGCCGCCGAACAGCCAGAACAGCGCCCCCGGCCCCTCCGGGTACAGGCGGGAGCCGTTCAGGTCGATAATCTGCCGGGAGTTGCCGAGGCTGATCGTGGACGTGACACGGAACTGCCGGTTGTGCGGGAACACCACGCGCAGGCCGGTGTCTATCGCCCGCTGTACCGCCTGCGTATCGTCCGTGGTGCCGTTACCGGCAGCGCCGAAGTCCATCGGGCTGGCCGTCTCGGTCATCTTGTCCATGACGGTGCGCGCCGTGCCGCCGGCTGCGGCGGTCTGCCGCCATCCGATCAGATGCGCGCCCGTGGTCGCGGCCAGTTCAGCGAGCACGTCGCTCTCGATGCTCCCCACGGCGTCGTCGAGGTCGGACAGCCGGGACTGCACCGTGCCGCTGGGGGACGTTCCGATCAGCGTGGCGCCGTCCTCGCGCGCGAGGTCGCTGCGCAGCGTCGTGTCGCCGCCACCGCCGCCACCGCCGAAGTCGGAGGGCGGGACGTAGACGAACGAGCCGTCCGCCGCCACCACGGGCACGTAGCCCACAACCAGTTCCGGCACGGTCGGCGCGATGGCCGCCCGCTTCATCTGTTCCTCTAGCTGCTGGATGCCGATGGCCGCCCGGTCGAGGCTGTCGTTGAGCACGGTCGGGTAGAAGTTACCGGTGTTCGTGAACACCGCCGGTTGCTCGCCCGCGAGCGCGCTTAGGATGACCAGCTTGCCGGTGGCCGGGGGCGGTGAGCAGGTGATGCTGCCGCCGGGGTCGGTGTCTTGGTTGGCGTTCAGCGTGACCGTGTACTCGTCATTGAAAATAAGGTCGCGCTCGTAGCCGTCGAAGCGGGTCCAGACGACACGGAGGTCATCCGCGTCAAACACCTTGAAGTCGAAGACGAACAGCGTGGCGATGTTGTTCGTGACGTAGGGGCCTGCCTTGCGCGGTGTATCGGCGATCATGCCGGGGTCTCCTGTGCTGCGCGGCAGACCATAGCGGCCGGCCGCCTGTGCGTGTTCACTGTTTCGGGGGCGGTCCGAAGATGACGGCCTGCGGCCCGGCCTCGCCGTCCGCGATAGCCTTGATACCTCGGAACGTCTTGTCCACCTGCCCGGCCGGATAGTGTAGCAGCGTGCCGAACACCCGGTTCATGGCCCGGAGCAGCGGCTCGTCCAGTTCGCCTTGGCTGGCCTGCGTGAACAGCTTGCCGGCCTCGCTGGCCCACGCCACGGACGGCGGGCCGGCGTAGCCCGGCCGCGTCACTGCCGAGACCACTTCGCGCAGCACCGGAACCTGCGCGGTCAGGAACGTCACCTGCCCGGTCAGCAATTCCTCGCCGAGGTCATCGTCGTCCCCGCCCCGGAACAGTTGGAACAGGAGCGTGGACGCGATGGCCGGCCACATGTTCAGGAGCGCCATGTCCGCCAAGAATATAGGCGTGGTGCGCACGCCGTCCCGGCGGAACGACGCAATGCGGTCAGCGTTCAGGTTGTACGTGGTCGAGAAGAACCCGTAGAAGCTGGTGAACAACTGGAACAACTTGTTCCGCTGCGCCCCGGAGAGGTCTTTCATCATACCCGAAGATTGCGCGTCTATGACTGCCTGATCGGCAATGGCGACTGCGCGCTCGTGCGGTTCACCGGCAGACATGCTGGCGTCGTACTGTCCTATCCACGTAGGAACGTCGGTAACCAACTGCATCTTCGCCGAGAGGTAGAAGAAGCTGTCCACGAGCGTGTCGGCCACTCGGTCGTTTACACCGGGTATGTACCGTGTCGCGAGGCCGCGCAGCGCTCCGCGCTGGCCCACATTGTTGCGCAGTTCGTTCAGTTCCCGCTGGAACGTGGTGAGCCGGCGCTCCATGAACGGCGACTGTTCCCTGATCCATTCCAGCTTGTCGTTGGCGCGGGCCGGGTTGCCAAGCCACTGGTACAGGCCGGACAGGACGCGGCCGGTGCCGACGCGCTGGAACGACTGGAACATGCCCGTGGTGTTCTGGATGCTGTCGAAGAAGTTCCACGCCATGGCGCTGATCGTGGTGCCTGCGCGCAGGTAGGACAGCGCCCGGCCCATGGTGTCCTGCATCCCGAGGTTGCCGGCGGCGATGTCTTCCAGCGCCTGCTTGAGCGCCGTCACCATCTCCGGCCCGTAGTGATCGCGGATCGCGCCATCGACCGCCGGGTGCTTGAGCATCCGGTTCACGTCGATCAGCGCCTCGTGGTGCGTCAGGTCATGCACCACGGTCGCCGTGTGGTCGAAGATGACGCCGAAGTCCTTGCGCATCGGCCGGCCCCGCACGGTGTCCACGCGTTCCTTCGTGTGGCCGCGCCGGGTCGAGGACCGCGTGTAGGCGCCGAGCATCATCTGCTTGGCCACCTCGGCCGCATTGTGCTCGCCCGCCGCCTGCGAGCGGTCGGGATCGTATTTGATCGGGAAGTAGCCGCCCCGGATCAACCGGGTCTCGCCGTCGATCTCGATCTGAAACGGCACGGCCTCGACCTTCTCCAGCGGGACGCCGGTGACGCGCTCGTTCTTGGCGGTGATCTGCGGCCAATAGCTGTCAACGAACCGCCATACGTTCTCGACGAAATCCCAGTGCTTCGCGGTGAGCGGCTGGATGATGGCGTCGATCTGTGCCGGCTCCCATGCATCCCCGTCGATCAGGCGTTGCAGGTTGGCCTCGTTGCCCATGTTCAACGCGACCATGAGCCGGGTTTCAAGGCTGATCGACTTGCCGATCTCCGGCACGAACTGCCGGGTGTGGAGGTCTTCGTTCTTGATGGTGTCGAACAGCGCTTGCAGCTTGTCCGCCGCCTGCTTGTTCATCTGCGCCTCGCGGTCGGCCGCCTCGTTCAACGGACGCAGCAACCGCTCCCACGAAGGCCCGCCGTACTTCCCGCCGTCGAACGTGTAAACGAGGTTCCCCAGCTTGCGCAGGTTGGCCCCGAACTCCCGGAACCAGCTTGCCAGACGCTCCCGGTTGGTGCGGCTGCCTACCGGCAGTTCCACCTCCGTGAAGGCGTTAACGCGGATCGTCTCGCCCACTTCGGCCGCTGCCTCTGCCAGTTCGGCCTTGTCCTTCGCCGTGAGCAGTTCCTTGGTACGGCGGCCCAGCCATTCGATGTTGCGCACGGTGTCGTTGAGCGTGCGTATCTCGTCCATCGTCAGGTCGCGGAACGCCCGGCGGTTGATCTCGGCAAGGTACGCCTCGGTCAGCATAGGCTCGAAGCCCTCTGCCCGCATTTCCTCGATCCACGCCGCCGTGTCCTTGCGGCGCTGCGCTTCGATGTCGCTAATCGGCCGAAGCTGGACCGCTTCCAGCACGGTGTCGATCTGGTCGAGGAACGCCCGGTCGATGTTGCTCCGGGTTGCCGTGGTGTCGAACTTGCGCAGGTACTTCCGTATCTTCTCGGCCTCGTCGCGGGCAGCGTGTGCTTCGCGAGCAAGATGGAACTGGAGAAGCTGGTTGCGTTTGTGCTGCGCAGCCACGGCAAGATCGCCCGTGTTCTGAAGGGCCAGCCGACCGGAGCGGCGCTCTCCGGCCTCGTACTGGCCGGGGCGGATGTTGCGCAGCTTGGCGGCGTTGATCGTGTCGCGGGCCAGCTTGCGGGCGGATGCCGCCAGCGCCCGGCGCTTGCCCGGAGCCTTCTGGAGCATAGCCAGTTCCGTCGCGACGAAGCGCCCCCGGACCACGTTATGCACGGCAGCGGCGGCCGCCTCCTGTAGTTGTTCAGGCGAGGTCAGTTCGCCGAAGCGCTCCCGCATCCGCTGGTCGGTCTCGGCCTCCACGGCCTCTTGCAGGGGCGCGGCGAACAGGACATCCCGGAGCAGGTGATCGGCGCTGTCGAAGCCGAACAGTTCCGCGATCTGCTGCGGCGCCACGCCGTTGGCCTCGGAGGTCATGCCGTTGAGGGCCGGAGGCAGCGCCTCCCCGTCCTTGACGCCGAGCGCGGAGCGCACTGCCGAGGTCAGCATCTTGTAGCCGTCGCTGGCCTTCTCGCCGCCCGCATCGGCAACGCCGGTGCGCATGTAGCGGATCGCCCGGTAGAGCGGGTCGGCCGTCAGTTCGGCCGCCACCTCATCGCGGACAGCGCGCCGGTTCTCCGCGTTCTCGCGCTGGAGCCGCTTGATCTCCCGCGCCGCCGCACGCCCGGCGAACTGCATGTCCCGGATCGACCGGGAGGACAGTTCCCCCACGGCCTTCTCGGTCGCCTCGATGTGCTCGCGCTGATAGTTGTTCCAGTCGCCATCGGGCACGCCTTCCGGGCGCTGCGTGAACAGCGGCTCAAGCCCGCGCTGGACCTGTGCCTCCGTTATGGCCGCGTCACTGGCGACGAGCCGGTCGAACACGCCGCGTACCTCGTCGCTAAGCTGCACGTCGAGGTCCAAGAGCGAGCGGTACACGGCCCGCATCCACCGGGAGACACGCGCGAACAGGCTGTCCAGTTCCGGGTTGGGCGCGTTGCCCTCGAACAGGTACGCCTCGAAGCTGCGCGCGATCTTCTCGTGCGCCTCGCGGCGCTCGTCCACGGACATCCCGCGCCACGTCTCAAGGTCTTTCACGCCGGTGTGCGTGAGCATGGTCTGCACGTCTGCCTGCAACGCTGCCGAGGCTTCCGGGCGCGCCGCGAGGTCGGTCATGACCTCCCAATAGAAGTGCCCCGCCTCGTGCAGGAACGTGGACAGGTCCGCGCCGCGCAACAGCGTGATGACGCTCGGCGAGGCCGTCAGGTCTGCCGGGAACGCGATCTGTCCGCGCGGCGTGCCGGTCTCCTGATAGAAGTTCTCGCTGAACCGGTTGACCAAATCGTTTTCGGAGAATATACGCCGACGCTGACCGGATGGCTTTCTCACCTGCACCACAGGTCTTGTCGAGAAGCGCTGTTCGTCGGCACGCCCCTGTCCCTCGCCGGATACGTCTGCCGTTCCAACGCGCCCTTGCGCTGTCCGGTCCCCTTCCCATACGAACACGTCAGCACGCCGGGCCGCGTTATCGAACCGCTGCTGCGCGATCTCCATGCCGGTCTGACCGCCCGCCGCCTGCAAGGAATAGACGGTCTGGATGACGTGGCCGGTGCCCTCCACCGCCCTGTCAATCGGAACAAGGATAGGATCGCCGTTGCTGTCCGGCTCGGACAATACGACGACAACGCCGCTCGGCCGCGTGTAAACGGCGGCAGGGTACGCGATCAGTTCCGGCAGGCGGGACCACACCTCGAACGGCACCTCCGGGTGCCCGTCCGTGGCCTTCCTGATCTTGCCCGCCAGCATCTTGATACCGCCGGCGCGGTCCACTCCGAGGATGCGCAGCGCAGCGGGGACACGCCCCACCTGCACCAGCTTGAGGTCGTCGGCCGGGAGGTCAGTCAGGCGCGCCTGCCAGCGCTGCGTATCGGCCGAGAGGTTAGGGTTGTCCGACTGGAAGAACACGCCGGCGAGGCTCTCCAGTTCGCCCTTGGCGGATGCCAGTTCCTCGGCGAGCGGATGGCCGCGCCGGAACTCGGCCGACCATTCCTTCATCTCGTCGAAGGGCACGGCGAAGTCGGGCGAGCGGCTGGCCTTCTTGAGGTCGCTGCCGATCTCGTATTCGATGTCGTCGATCCGCCGCGTCAGGTGCGCCCGGCGGTCCTTGACCTCCCGGTTGCGGCGGTCGGCCTCGGTCTGGAAATCGGACGCCTCCCGGTCGAGCGGCACCGGCTGGACGGGCACCGGCTCGAACATGACGGCCACCATGCCGAGTTGGTCGTCCTGAACCCAAAAGCCCTTGTAACCGGCGTCCCTGATCGCCCAGTCGTATCCGGTGCCGCTGGTGGCCTCCAGCTTGTCCGGGTTGGCATCGCGGTCGTAGATGTCCTCTGCCGGGATGCGGGCCTCGTACATGAACCGCCCGCCCTCGGTCGGCCGGTAGCCGGAGCCGAACTCGTTGATGTACCCGCCGGGGACACCGGTGGCGATGCCGAAGTACGTGCGGGCCGGGGCGCTGCCGATCATGCTGCGCTCGCTGGCCGGCAGGAAGTCGCCGCTGTCACCCCAGCGGTTCGGGTCCGTCTCGGTGACGCCCGGAACCGGGGCGAAGTGCTGGACCGTCAGAGTGCCGTCCGCGTTGACGGGCAGCGTCGTCAGATAGAGCGGCGAGGCGCCGAGCCATTCCGCGCTGTCATCGGCAACGAACCGGGCGCCATGCCGGGCGAGGCGTTCCTGCCATCCGGGGTCGCCGATCTGGTTGTCCTTGCCGAGGACAAGGATTTCTCCGTCCGCGTTCGCGCGCATGTTCCGGTGCAGCACCTCCCGGTACACGGCGGTGCGGCGATCCTCGGACGCGAGACCGAGCGACTGCGCGAGCGCGGCAAGGTCTTCCTCGGTCGTCGTGGCAAGCGCAGGCGCGTCACCGGGCAGCTTGTAGTCGTCGGCGAACCCGCCTTCCTCCATAACCCAGTCGGGCAGGAGGCCGATCTTCTGCTCGGCGAAGATCGTATCCGCCGTGCTGGCCGTCCGGTTGTGCTCGCCGTGGGGGCCGTAGTTCAGCCAGCTATTCTGCCCGCGTGTCTCGGTCGTCAGTGCCCGCCGGGCCTGTGGGCTGAACATGGCCGCGTGAGAGCGCCATGCATTTTCTTCGCCCGCCGCGCGGAAACCCACGCCGTCCTTGGCGTGGCCGAAGTATTCGTGAACCGCGCGGAAAATGTCGTTGACCCTCACCTGCCGGCCGGACCATTCCTCTCCGGGGACGATGGCAAGCATCGGGTTTTCCGCCTCGTCCTGCGGCGTGATGCCGGCCTGCCCGTAGCCGTCCTCCGTATTGAACACGAACATGTGGTTGTTGTCGCGCACGTCATGCACGGCGTCCCACGGCGAGCCGTAGGGGTCGCCCTCTGACGGCGCGAACTCGACGACAAGCCCGGTGGCCTTGACGGCCTCCCACTGCGCCATCGTCTCCTGCGCCAGCGCCGCGTAGGCCGCCCGAACTTCCGGGTCTGCCGGGTTGTGCTCCATGGCCTCGAAGGCGGCCGCGATCCGCTCCGCGCGTTCCCGCCTGATTTTCCGGTACACAAGCGGCGGCGTGTACGGCAGGCCGGCGGCCTCCATGTACGCCTCGGCGGCTTCGCGGGCCGGCAGGTGCGGTCCGGGCGAGTTGGCCGGTGCGCCCTCCAACGGGCGGGACAGGCTGATCGTGTCGCCGAGCGTGCGGCCCGAGGGCAGCATGAACTGGTCCGGGTCGAACGGCCCCCACGTCTCGGCCATCGGGCCGAACAGGGCGCTGTCAGGTCCGGCGTACTGCGCGACCGCCTCCTGCGACGTGGCGCCGGACAGCGCCTCCCCTTCGGCCGGGGTGAGCGGCCGGGACAGCGCGCCCACGAAGGTCGGCTCGGACGCCGACTGCTGCACGCTGTCCGCTATGAGGTCCACGCCGATCTGCTCGAACGCGGCGCGCACTTCCTCGGGCGTGAGGTCGGGGGCGTCGGGGCCGAGGACTTCTTTGCGGGACAGGCCCACGTTGATGAGCGGGTTCTCCGGCTGCGGTAGGTCAAGCTGGTTGAACGTCGCCGCGTCCACACCCGCCGCCTGCACCTGCAAGCCGTACCGCTCCGCTACCGTGGCGACCGGCAGTCCCTCGCGCTCGGCGAGGTTGGAGAGGACGTGCGCGTGCAGCGTGGCGTAGGCGTAGTTCGTGGACGAGCCGAACCGGCCCACCGCGTTAAGCTGCTCGTGCATCCCATCGCGCAGGGCGTCCCGCGCCTGTGCCTGCTCGTTCTCGGACATGACGCTCTGCGCCTCGGCGGCCGCGATGTCGCGCAGTTCGTCGCCCGCCGCTTCGAGGAACGCCTGCGCCTCCGCGCGGCTCGGCGCGTCCGGGTCGATGCGCAGGTGATCGAGCAGTCGCGGTCCGACTTCCGACTGCGCAAGCTGCGTCGTGTAAACGCCCACCGGGATGCGGAGGTCGGCGCCCGTCTCGGCCGCCATCGCGATCTCGTCGGCCGTGCTGCCGGTGAGCCGCGCCGCTTCGTCCGGCGTGATGCCGGCTTGATTGAACGTTTCGACAAGCTGCGCGGCGTCCACGTAGACGTTCTCGGCGCCCGATCCGTCTGACGCCTCTTGGATAAATTCCTCGAAGCTGGCGGGATCGCGCTGCGCGACCTTGCTCTGCGCTGCAACCTCGGTGAGCAGTTCCAGCATCCGGCCGTCCTGCTCGGCCTGCGGCACACCCTCGAACGTCTTGCCCATGCGGCGCGCCGCCCGGACCATGCCCTCGGCGGCCACGTTGACCGCGCCCGTGGTGACGAGACTGGCGATCAGCGTTTCGTAAGCGGCGCCGGGGCGCTCGGACAGGAACTCGTCGAACGTCTTGCCCTTGTTCGCCTCGATGGCAACCCATGCGTTCAGGTCTTGCGCGAACGTCGCCACCTGCTCGCCCGGAACCTCGGCCATGCCCGACTTGATGAGCCGCTTGAAGAACCCGTCGCCGGCGCCGAGGCCGCCGATCAGCCGGCTGAACGGCAGTTGCTCGGTGCCCGCCTCGATCACACCGTCCACGAGACCGTACAGCGTTGCCGCCTCGACGGACAGACCTTCCTCCCGGCCGCGCAGGTAGGCACCGCCGCCCGATGCGGCGCCCATGAGCGTGGACGCCAACCCGGCGCTGCGCAGGGCCACACCGCCCGCCAGCGCGCCCAGCGAAGCCGGGAGGCTCTCCACGCCGGCGAGGATGGCCCGGCCTTCCGTGGTCTTGGCTTCCGGGCGCAGTTCGTCCGCCTTGCTGTTCAGCCAGCGAGCCACAGGTTCCACGCCGGCCGTGGCGCCCGTCGCCGCCGGCCGGAACGCCAAGAGGTCGGACACCCTAGCGGCCGAGGACAGGAGGCCGGCTGTCGTGGCCACCGTGCCGGCGCCCACCGCGCTGGCGAGGTTGCCGGCGGTCAGGTCGCCCGCCGCTGCGCGCACGTAGGGCAGGACCGGGGTGTTAACGGCAGCGTCGAAGCCCTCGGCGAAGTTGTCGATGGTTTCCTTGCCGCCCTCGATCAGGCGCTGCCAGACCGGCTTGGGCGGCTGGCGTTTCAGGAACAGGCCGGAGCCGTCAGCCATAGCGGAATGATCGTCGCGGGCCATGACGGCGTTATGGCGGCTGCGCGAGGCCCACGTCCCCACGGCCGGGGTGTCCCGGAGGGTCTTGTCCAGCGCGTCGGCCTGCTCGCGGTCCCGGAAGGCGTCGGGATCGCCGGAGACTATATCCGGCGTCACGCCGTAGGCGCGGGCCAGAGCCTTCTGCCGGGCGGCCTCGTCGGGCGTCAGCTTGTCCGCTTGCGCTCCGCGCAGCATGAACCGGGCGGCGGGGTCATAGGGGGAGGTCAACGTGCCAGTTCCTTCATGTACTCGTCTTCGATGCGGCCCTGCGTCACGTCCTCGCGCGCAACGCCCTGCGCGAGCAACCTATCCGCTATCTGTTTGCGCTTGTCACGCGGTATTGCGGAGTAGACCACGCGCCGCTCGGTCGGCGCCAACTCGTAGTTGCGCGGCGCGCTGCTGAACCAGCCGCCATCGGTGGCGCTCTCCGCGAGCAGGCCGAGGATGATGTTGCGCTGCTCGGCCGAAGTGAGCGGCGCTTTCTTGATCCGTTCCGCCCGGTCGATCTCGATGTACGCCTGCCCCTTGAGCCGCTGGTAGCCCTCGTCCGTGTCCTTGGCCTTGATGCCGGCGGCCGCGATCTCGGTCTTGAACAGGGACATGGCCTTGTTCGTGCTGGCTATACTGTCGATGGCTCCGGGCTTCGATGCCGAGGCGATCTTGTTGGCCAGCGCGGTGTAGTGGCCCGCTGTCAGGAAGGGCTTGTACTGCGCCAAGTCCTTCGTGCTCGTGATCCGGCGGGCCACGATGCCGTCCATGACGGCGCCGTACATCTCCGCGCTCTGGTCGGTCGTGACGCCCGGCCCCGTGAGCGCCGACTTCATGCTGTTGCCGAACGAGATGAGGCTGGGGATGTCGCTCGGATCGACCGAGGCGCGCACGCCCGGCGGAAGGTCGAAGAAGGAAGTCACGCCGCGCTCGGCCATCAGCGCGATGGCGTTGTCGCGGGCCTCGCCTTCGGAGGCACGCTTGTCGTAGTCGCGGGCTTGGAAGCGCTCCCGGATGCGGGCCTCTGCGATCTTCGCCATGCGCGGATCATCGCCGAACTGCTCTCGGGCCGTGCGCAGCGCCTCGGACAGCCCGCCACTCACACGGCCGGCGGGCCGGTTCACCGTCAGGTCTTGCAGCGGGTTGATCTTCCGGCCGTCCTTGCGGACCTCGTAGTGCAGATGCGGGCCGGTCGAGTTGCCGCTGTTGCCGGACTTGCCGATGACATCGCCCTGCCGCACCTGCACCCGCTGCCCTTCCTTGAGGCTGGTGCTGTCGAGGTGCATGTAGAGCGTCTTGTAACCGCCGCCGTGGTCGATCTCGACGTACAGCCCGGCGCCCTTCGGTTGCCGCTTCACGACGCCCACGCCGTCCGCCGTGGCGGCCACTGGCGTGCCTACCGGCACAGCGTAGTCGATGCCGCCGTGGTTGCGGGATGCGCGGGCGTTGGGCCTGTCGCGGGTGCCGAAGCCGCTGGAGATGCGCGGGTTGCCCTGCACCGGCGCCATGAACTTCTGCGGGCCGCTCAACGCCTGCCCGCGCAGGTAAGCGTCAGCGATCTGGTCGCCTGCCTGCACGCCGAGAGCGACGCGGCCCTCGCCGTCGATCTTGGCCGACGCCTTGAACTGCGCATCGCCGTCCATGTCCTGCCGGTGCAGGTTGAGGTACTCCTGCGCCGTGTTCCATTTGCCTTCGGCGATCATCTGGTCGATGGCAGCGGCGTGCGCTTGTCCGAGGATGGCCTTGGTCGTGGCCTCCACCTCGGCAGCGCCCATGCCGGTGAGTTCGGCCAGCCCGCCTTTGCCGCCTATGTTGGCCTTCAACTGCGCCACGGCCTGTTCTGTGGCCGCCGGGTCGCCCCAAGACATCGCGATGGTGTCGGACAACACCTTCGTCATGCCCCTGTTGTTCGACATCCGCCACGTCCGAAGTTCCCCGGCCGTGTGGCGTTCCAGACCGGAGCGCAGGCCGAGTTCACTTTGCTGCCGGAAGCGGGCGAACGCCCGGCGTTGCGCGTCGTTGGCAAGGCCGCTCTCGATCTCGGACAGGCCCTGCCCGTATTGGGACAGGTACTCCGTGGTCAGGTCACTGCCGTCCGGTCGCTCGATGGCGGCTTTGCCCTTGATCTTCGTGTACCCGGCATCGCCGTAGGTGAGGTCGAGTTCCAGTTCCTTGGCGCGGATCGCGGCTTCGTTGACCGCTGCGGCGTTGGCCTGCTGGAGGGTCTCCATATGGAGGCGCGCGGCCACACCGCCGGCTTGCGTGATCGCCCGGCCCATCTGCTGCAACTGCTGCCCGCCGTAGTTCTGGACGGACGGCACCTGCATGGTGCCCAGCCTGCCGGTGGCGGGGTTGACGCGGAACTGGTTGGGGTCACTTGCCATCTGTTACCATCCTACCGTGACTTGAGGGCGCAGCGAGTAGTCGCGCGGCGTCCGGGTGACTTGCACGTCCTCGGAAGCGAACCACGGCAGGTTGCCGATCTCATCCACGCTCCGGTAGGCGTCGGCCTGCGCTCTGCCCGCGTCGAAGCCGCCGGTGTTGCCGCCCCGGTCGAACGCACCCGCACGGTCGAACTCATACCACGACGCCGCCACCTGTCCGGCACCGCTGACAAGCGAAGTGGCGAAGGCCATGCCGGGAGAGATGCTGGACGCAGTGGCCCGCGCAGACCGGGCGCCCGCCCTCTGGTTGCTCGCGTCGATGCGGTGGCCCCATGCCTCGCGCAGCGCGTTGGCGCGCACGGTGTTGGCGTCCACGTCCGTGATGAGGTCGGTGCCCGTCAGCCGGGCCAGAGCCGTGTTGCTGTTGGCGATGTCGATCCCCCGCGAGGCCATGGTGGCGGTCTGCGTGGCCTTGGCCTGCTCGCCGGCGAGCCGGATGCGGCTCTCCTGCGTGTTGCCTGCCGCCACGGCGTTGCGCCCGGCCTCGTCGGACAAACGAGCGTTGATCTCCGCGATCCGCGCTTGGCTGCGCAGGGCGCTGCGCTGCGATGACGCTTGGAACAGCGCGCCTACCGAGGACATGCCGACGCCGAACGATGAGGCGCCGAGGGAGGCTAGAGCGGGCGAGCACATGGTTCAGGCTCCCTTGTAGAAACGATGGAACAGGATATCCCTATACCCGAAGGGCTGCGGATCGTCGAGCGTGAAGCCGACCGCGCGCAGCCATGCCACGCTGGCCGTGTTGCGCGCGTCTACGAAGTTCTCCAGCACCGGATAGACCCTCTCCACCTGCTGGAGGTACACGCGGGTCTTCTTCGTGAGCCAGACACCATGGTCGGCGAGTTCCGGGATGCCTAGGAGCCACGGCTCCGCGATCCGGCTCAAGGGCGAGCGCGGGGCGGCACCGAACAGGGCGTAGGGTTTGCCGGTCATGTCCACCACGGCCCCCGGCATGTAGGAGGCGCCAACGGAGGTGCGCAGCACGTCATCGAGCGGGGCCTCGGTTACGGCCCTCACCTCGTTGACATCGCTCTCGCGCATGTGCTCCGCGATGTACTCCGCATCCCCTTCACGCGGGGGACGCACGAACATGAGCATTTAACCGCCTCCGATAGTAAACTCGACTGATAGGGACAGGAGCGTCAGTGCCAGCGGGTCGCTCTGCCGGATACACACCTGCCCGTCTTCCGTCCATGCCGAAGGGATCACGATGTCCACCACGCCGGTCTGCCGGCTGGTCGGGGAACCCATCGGCTCGGTGCTGCGCAGCTTGGCCTCGATCAGTTCGTCGAAGGTCGGCCCGGCGAAGATGCCGGACGAGGCGTTTACACGCAGGAACACTTGGCTTACGTTCTTGGGCTGCCCCTGCCCGTACCCTGCCAGTTCGACCGCCAGCGGCAGCGTCTCGGCGTCACTGGTGAAGGGCAGGCCGATGTGAACGACGCTGGCCGGCTCATCCAGCGTGATGCTGCCCCCGGTCACGACACGCGGAGCCATGACACCGCCGTCAGCGAGGATGGAGACGGTCTCGCCGTCGAGCCAGTCCAGACCGCTGATCGTATCGGACAGCGCCCCCCGGTAGGTCGCGCCGCAATCCACGAAGTATTGATCCTCGGCCGCCGTGTAGTCCCTGCGCTCGAAGTGCTCGATACACCGCTGCGTGGCGCCGCCGAGCCGCCGGGTTACGCAGAAGTAAGCCACGTCCCTGCCGTTCTCGGTGATGACGCAAACGTCCTCGAACCGGCCGGCGGTCTCGTGCTGGTGGAACGCGCCCACCTGCTGTTCGGGCACGTAGGTGAGGCCGATCAGCCGGCCGTCGCTGGCTACGGACCATACGCACGGGAACGGCGCTACCGAGGCGTCCAGAGACACCACGCGCAGCGGCTCGTCGAACAGGTGCGGCGCCCGGACGGACAGGTCGCCGGACAGATAGTTGCCGCTGTCGCCGTCATAGCCCAGTTCGCGCAGGTGCCCGCCCCGGCTGGCTGCGTAGACCATGTTGTTGCCGAGCAGTACCGGCCGGGGAGGTGCCGCGCCGATGAACGTCTGCTGCCGGGCGCCGAGGGTCAGCGGGGTGAGCGGCTGTCCCGGCTCGCCTACGCGCCATATCTCGCCGAGGGTCATCGCGAGAAGATCGCCCATGGCAACCAGATGGATGATGCTGTTGTTCTCGCGCGCCGCGATCTTGAACTGCAAGCTGTCCGTGTCGAGCGAGGGGATCGAGAAGTTGAAGTTGAAGTCGGCGCCCGTCTTGCTGCCCCATATGTTCTGCGGCTGCTCCAGCGTGGCGGCCTCGAACAGGCGCTGATCGTGGTACGATACGGCGCCGGGATAGTTGCCGAAGCTGTCGAACAACTGGATGTCGAGCGGGGGCGTCACGCCGATATTCGGCGCGATGTTGTCGTCCTTCCATGTAAGCTGATCGGTCTGGCCGATGAAGCCGAACAGCCCGGCGCTCCGCTTGTAGACGTTATACCGCTCCGCGTCCGCGTGGGCATCCCACGTCAGCGTGTTGTATGCGCCGTCATCGTAGAGGTTGTTCGACACCGTGACGACTGCGCTCGGCAGGCTCTCGTCGCCGCCGGCCGTCATCGCCGTGACAACGTAGTCGGTATCGAACGGCGTCCCCGGCGTGTCCCCCGGTGTCGGCGTGCCAGCCACGTTCGCCGGCGGCGTGATGCCCGGTCCTATTGGGTCCTCGGTCAGCGTCCAGTTGGTAGCCGAGAGCCGCCGCAAGGTACGCCGGGGATGGTTCTTGTGGCGGATGCGGATCACGTCGCCGCTCTGCGCGTAGGTGATGCCGAACAGTTCGGCCGAGGTGTACGGGTGCGACACCTCGTAGGGCACGCCTCCGTCCATGATCGTCTGCCCCAGCGCATGGAAGCGGAACGCCCCTACGGCGAACTCGATGACAAGCTGCTGGTCGAAGGCGTACTTGAACGGAATAAGCCGGGAGGGCGCGCCGCTGTAGCGGGCGTATCGGACGAACTTCGTCCCCGGCCGGTTCTGGATAGGCCCGTGGGGTTGCACAAGGAAGTTCCGGCAGAGGGCCAGCCCGGTCTGGTATTTGCCATCGTCGATGCGGCCCCAAAATTCCGGGGTGACTTCCCCGCCGCCGAAGGACCGCCAGTGATGCCGAAGTTCGGCCATGGGTTAAACTCCCGGATAAGTCGTCAGGTCGGTGCGCGCAGGCCAGCGCGCGGATCGCCTGCCGGTGAAGCCGCGCACGCGGGCGTTGGAGGGCGTGTAGGGCGCATATGTGTTCGACTGGTTGGCGTCGAGCACGTCAGCTTCCCCGAGGGCCTGATAATACCGCTGGAGCATCGCGTCCCCCGCGCCCGATCCTGCTCGTCCCTTGATGATCGGGCCAGCTAGGTACGCGGCAAGCAGGAAAGTAACCGCGTTGGTAAAGTGAGGGGAGTAGCGGGTCGGGTCCACTACGCGGCGTGTAAACCGGGCCTGAACTGCCGGGGTATTCGTGGCGATGATCTGCGCGCCCGTGATGTTCAGAGAGCCTAGCATGTACTCCGGCAGGCGCGCATCGCCGAGGTCGCACCAGTCCATATCGCCGAAGCGGAGTTGCCGGATAATGAGGCAGTTGTTCGGTTGCGCGAAGACGTGGCGCCAGCCGGGGAAGGTGGCGGACAGTTCCGTCAGGTCTTCGTACACCGAGGCAAAGGACCAGTCTCGGGCGGCTAGCGCCGTATCCCGCACCATGGGCCAGAAGCGCGCGATATGGTCCGCCTGTGCGCTGCCCTCGGGCGGCTCGATAGAGGTGACGTTCGCGCGGTCGCCGAGCAGGCCCAAGGCCCGGTTGGCGATGTCAATTACTGCGGCCATCTTCTGTTCTCCCTATGGCAAAGAGGGCTGCGCAGAAGCCGATGCCCCGCGCAGCCCTCCCCTGTCCACCGCCCGTGGAAGCCTTTTCAGGAAAGCGGGTCCGGTTCCCCGTCTTCCTTGCCAACCCGGTTAGCGATCTCGTCGTCAATCGCCCCCAGCAGCGATTTCCGACCCTGCCCCCCGGCTTCCGTGTCGCGCAGGGCGCGGAGGTCCGCGTCCCCGAGCGTCGGCAGAACCGGGAGAATATCCTTGATCGCCTTGCCGAGCAAGCCATCTTCGCCGACCGCATCGTCGTTCAGCGTGCGGGCGGATAGAGGGACGGCCCACGGGAAGGTCAGACCTTCCGCTGCGTGGAACGCCTCGCCCTGCCGGACGCGGCGGCCGGCGTAGAAGCCGGTCGCCACGGCGCGCAGGGTCTCGCCGCCGGCCTTGGTTACTGTGTACGCCATGCGGTCCCCCTTAGTCGTCCCACTTGATCGC